GATCAGGCGTGCCGTGCCCTCGCCCTGCCCGGCCACGTAGGCGTAGGTCAGGTCGGGCGCCTCCAGCGCGCTCGTCCAGCTGGCCAGCGTGCCGACCTCCACCGCGAACACTGCCTGCCCGGCGGGCTGGAACACCTCGGCCACCAGGTTGCGGATCCGCAGCCCGAGGCCCTGCTGGCGCAGGATCGGCTGCAGGAACGCCAGCAGCTGCTGGTAGCGCGCCGAGGCGCTGATGGTGGCGCCGAGCGCGGCCGGGGTCGGCACCGTCAGGCCCGGCACCTGGCGGGCGGCGATCGCGCCCGGCCCGGCGTTCACGTTCACGAACTGCGCGATCACCTGCGACGCGGGGCCGCTGCGCACGTCGTAGGCGGTGGTGCTGTACGGCGGCGCCGAGCTGCCCGGCTGCGGGTGCGCCACGCGCCGCTCCAGCCACACCATGTCGTCCACCCCGTTCACGGTCAGCATGTCGCCGTCCGGCGCCCGGTCGCGCTGGATCCGCAGCACCGGCCCGGACCGGTAGATCGCGCCGTTCGCGTAGATCACCAGCCGCGGCCGGGCGGCGTCCAGCAGCAGCTGCGCCTCATCCGTCGCGGTCGGCAGCACCAGCTCGTAGGTGCTGGTCGCGTTGTGCCGCGCCACCAGCGTCAGGTGCTCGTAGGTGTCGATCTCGCCCAGGTCGGTCGTCCAGTCCGCGATCACCACCCGGAACGTGGCCTGGCGGGCGGCGGCGAACGGCTCGGCGGTCAGGCTGCCAACCACTGCCGCCTCCAGGTGAACGCCACCGAGCTGGCGGCGGACGTGAGCGCGAACGAGACCTGCACCTGGTTGACGCCCGGCACCAGCGGCCACAGCTCGCTGGTCGGGGTCAGTCGACTGAACACGTTCAGGCCGTCCAGGTTCGCGGTCTTGCGGCCCGGCCGGGTGTCCACCACCAGCTGCGACCCGGCGGCGACGGCGCCGGAGACGGTCCAGGCGGCGCCGGTGGTCTCGTTCGTGACGGTCAGGTCAGTGCCCGGCCCGAGCGCCGTCACCACCGGCCAGGCGGGCACGTCTCCATCGTTGGTCACGTTGAAGATCGCGAACGCGTCCGAGGCGCCCAGCACCAGCGGCAGGAACGGGAACCACCGCCGCACCGCGGCGCCCTGGGTGACGGTCACGGACTGCTCGGCGCCCTCCTGCCAGTACGGCCAGGCGGCGCGGAACAGCAGCGTGGCCACGTTCACGTTCGGGAACGTCTCCTCCAGCTCGTCCAGGCCCGCGTCGTAGGCGCAGGTCAGCGCCCGCCCGGCCTCGGCGCCGACGATCGACAGCGTGCCCTCGCCCAGCGTCGGGTCCAGCACCGCCGCCCACCGGCGCAGCTCGGCGCGGTCGGTCAGCGAGCCGGGCACCGCGACCGGCACGGCCACGATCCGCTCGAGGTGCCCGGCCCCCAGGAACCGCGACCCGTTGCCCGCCGGGACGGGCAGCGTGGTGACCTTCACCGGCGGCATCATCCGGGCCTTGGCCCCGGCCAGCATCAGGAACGTGATCGTCTCGCCCGCCGGGTTGCGGAACGCCACCGTCTCGCAGCTGGTCGGATCCCACGGGTGCACGGTCACCGGGCGGCCCTCAGCAGCTCCAGGCGGCGGAACGCGTAGGCCACGTCGCCCGCGTCGGCGGTGCGCGGCTGCAGCACCAGCTGGTAGGTGTCGCCGCCGCCCCGCTCGTCGGCCAGGATCGACCGCAGCAGCGCCTCGGGCGTGACGATCTCGCGGCCCTGGCCCTCGCCGCCGAGGAACAGCGTCGGGCTGGACAGCACGCCGCCGGTGGCCAGGTGGGGGATGTCCGGGAAGTCGATCCGGTGGCTCGGCACCGACACCTTGGGCACCGACAGCGGCCCCACCTTCTGCCCGCCGATCGTGAACCCGGGGATGGTGAAGCTGATCCCGTTGAACGAGGAGATCACGGCGTTGATCGGGCTGCGGATCGCGTTCCCGATCGCGCTGGCGGCGGACTGCACCTTGCCCAGGATCGAGCGCAGCTTGGCCAGCAGCGCGTCCATCGCGTGCACCACCGCGTCCTTGGCGGCCACGGCGGCGTCGCCGGGCTTGCGCAGCGCCGACGCGATCGAGCTGGCCAGGCTGGAGATCCGCGACGCGGCGCCCGAGAACCACGACGTGAAGCTGGCCACGGCCGCCTTGACGGCCGCCCAGGCGCGGCTGGCGGCGGCGCTGATCTGCGACCAGTAGCGGGCGATCAGCAGCGCCGCGATCCCGACCGGCCCGGTCAGGATCGCCACGATCGTCGTCCAGTTGGCGCGCAGCCACGACAGCAGCCGGGTGACCAGCCCGGTGACCAGCTGCCACAGCCGCGTGAACGCGCCCACCACCTGGGTCACGGCGGACTGGGCGGCATTCTGGATCCCGGCCCAGGCGGCGCGCAGCGCGGCGGTGATCTTGTCCCAGTTCTTCCACAGCAGGATCCCGATCGCGATCAGCGCCGCCACCGCGGCGATCACGCCCAGCACCGGCAGCAGCCAGGCCGACGTGACCACCGCGGCGACGGTCAGCGCGACGTTCAGCACCACGATCGCGGCGGCCAGCGCGGCGACGGCGGCCACCACGATCTGCAGCACGCCCGGGTACTTGCCCATGAACGTCAGCACGGTCTTCAGCACCGCCAGCACGGCCTTGGTGACCGGCAGCAGCGCCTGGCCGAACTGGGCGGCCATGTTGGCCGACTCGGCGGCGGCGGTGCGCTGGCTGTTGGCCACGCTGTCGGAGGTGCGCGCGAAGTCGCCCTGGGCGTCCTTGGTCTGCTGCAGGATCAGGCTGTAGCGGGCCTGGATCTTCTGCTGTTCGGTCAGCTTGGAGCCGGTCTTGGCCAGCCCCATCCGGTAGGCCTCCTGCGCCACCGCCGCCTCGGTCAGGAACACGCCCACCGACCGCAGCGGCTCGGCCTCGCCGGACAGCCCGGCGCGCAGCTTCTCCAGCGCCACCTCGGGCGCAATGTCCTTGAAGCTGGCCAGGTCGCCCGCCAGCTGCACCATCTGCTCGGACATGCTGGCGGTGGTCTTGGAGCCGAGGCCCAGGGTCTTGAACATCGCGCCGAACTGGTTGGCGGCGGTCAGCCCGGCGGTGGCCGACAGCCCGGCCGAGTCGGCCAGGGTCTGCGCCCAGGCGTCCACCGCCTTGGCGCTGTCGCCGAACACCACCGAGGAGCCGTTGATCTGCTCGTTCAGGGCGCTGGCGGCGTCGATCGTCTTGTAGGCGGCCACGCCGATCGCGCCGAGCGCGGCGGCGGCCGGGAGGAACGCCTTCTTGGCCAGCGCCTGGGCCTTGGAGCCGGAGCTGCCGATCTCCTTCACCCCGGCCACCAGCTGGTCGGTCTTGGCCAGGTACTCGACGATGATCGTGGGGTTCACTTGCGGCCCGCCTTGGCGGCTGCGCGGCGCTGGGCGCGCAGGTCACGGTCCATGAACCGCTGGAAGCTGCGCCGCTCCTCCTCGGTCAGCTCGTCCACGTCGCGCGGGGTCATCCGCCAGTACCTGCAGAACCCGGCGAGCTGGTCGGCGGCCCGCCGTTCGTAGGGTCCGGCTCGGTGGAGCGGTAGACCACCGACACGTCGCCCGCCTCGTCCCAGCTGGCGTTGATCCCGTCGCGGCGCAGCCGCAGCCAGACCATCACCTGCAGCCGGTCGGCGTCCTCGCCCTCGTCGCCCAGCAGCGTGGAAAGGTTCTTGCCGGTCTGGAGCTTGAGCTGGCGCAGCTCGTTCGGCGACATGGCCACCTCGGCCATCGCGGTCGGGTCGATGTCGATGCTGCTGGGCACCGGCGGCGGCCGGAGCTGGGTCACGGCCTCGGTGTCGGCCATAGCGTCCTCGCGATCTCCTCGCGGGCGGCGAGCTGGCCCTGCGCGGCCAGCAGCGGCTCGGCGCCCTCAGCGGTCGGGTACAGGTAGCGGCCGGTGCCCACGTAGGGGCGGCCGCGGGTGCCGCCGAACTCGATCCAGCCCGCGTAGGCGGCGGCCGCTCCGGCGCCGATCCCGACGCTGGCGCCGTCCGGCTCGGACTGCACCGACACCGACCCGGCGAGCTGCCCGGATCGGTGCGGCACGCGGCCCCGCACGATCGCCGCCACCTGGTCAGCGATCGTGCGGAACCGCGCCTCGGCGTTGGGGCCGATCCGGCCGAACAGGTCAGCCGACCCGGCCGCCAGCTGCGGGTAGCCGCGCACCTCCACTCGGGCCTCGTCGGCCATCCGCTAGGCGGTCGCCTCGGCGGCCACGGTGGTGGTCGGCGGAACGATGGTCTTGGTGGGCGCGCCGACCACGGACCACTCGATCTCCACCGTGGACGCGTCGCCCGCGTCGCCGTTGATCGGGCTGTACGGCTGCGGGATCAGCTGGCCCTCCCACATCGGGTTGGTGGCCGAGACCGGATCGTCCCGGCGGGGGATGATCTGGAACCCGACCGGCACGCCGCCCTCCACCGCCGCGCTCAGGATCTCCTCGGTGGCGGCCGGATCGAACGACTGGTACAGCGTGGCGACCAGAGACCACTTGACGATCCCCGGGTAGTCCACCTCGCCGCACATCGTGGTCAGGGTCGTCTCGGAGACGTCCGGGTTCAGCTCAATGTGGTTCAGGGTGCACGCCAGCGAGGCGAACACCTCGGTGGGGGTGGCACCGTCACCGATCAGCAGGTCGGCGTTGTCCAGGATCAGCGGGCGCGGGATGCTCACGGCCTCAGGCCTCCTCGTTCAGGGTCACGGGCAGCCGGTAGGTCACCAGGGCCGCCAGGTAGTCCACGCGGGCGATCGTCCACCGGCGCGGTGCGGTCGCGATCGGCACGCCCCAGCTGTAGCCGTCGGCCTGCAGGCGCGCGATCGCGTAGCTCACCAGCTGTTCCAGGTCGGCCACGCCTGGCGCGGGTTCGATCCGCGAGGCCACGCACAGCACGCCCAGCCTGGCCCACCAGCGGCAGGTGCCCTGCGGCTCCAGCCAGGGGTCGTCCCAGACCAGCATGATCGCGGGCGGGTCCAGGGTGTCCACCACGTTGTCCAGCACCACCAGCGGGTCGGCCGGATCGACCGGCGCGAGCGCCTGGGCGGCCGCCTCGCGGGCGTTCGTGATGGTCAGGGTTCCGGTCGCCGGGGTGCTCACGCGATCCCCCACTGCTGCTTGAGCGGGGTCAGCGCGTAGGCGTGCCGGTTGAACCCGTCGCGGGGCGCCTGCAGCGCCCCGGTCTGATCGAACCCGATCACCCCGAACGCCGCCGCGTTGGCCTTCCACCACTCGACGGCCCGCACCAGGTTGACCCGGTTGGCCAGCGCGTCAGCGGCCGGGATCGGGTCGATCCGGTCCACTTCGTGGTCGATCTCCTCGGCGGCGGCGTCCAGGCAGGCCTGCAGCGCCGCCTCGTTGGCGGGCGTGGCCCGGACGTTCAGGGCCACCGCCAGCTCGTCGGTGGTCGCGTAGGCCACGGGCTAGACCCCTCCGCGGGCCTTGTCGATCGCGG